GTCTACCGTCCATTCTTCCATGTCATTTCCTCCTGATACTCTTGAAAGCCTTTTCCAGCACCGGATCAATTAAGCCCTCGCCTTTTCGCCATGAAGCAAAGCTTTCTGCGATATACTCCGATTCACTTTCTGTGGCATATCCGGATATCTTTGGGGCGTACTTCGGCATGTTTTCCACGATTGCCTTGTAGTTTTCTTGTCCCCTGATCTGTCTTTCAAGCGAATGACCAAATTCATGATGGAGAACGTCTTGGATCGTGTCCGGCACCGTTCCTCTCCCGCTTATTCTGGAAGCCTCAATCACCTTTCTTGCCCGGCTGGACATGCGGGACAAGTCATACTTTTCCGGGTGAAGTAAAACATCTGTAACAACGGCTTTCTCGTTCGCAAGTGCCTTTTCTGCTGTTTTGACGTTTTTGAGAGCCTTGCGGTTCAAAAGGAAACTCCTTTGTATTGGTGAGTATGCAGCCGTTGCATTACTTATCATTTTCCCGAGCTTTGTATTCCCGGCAGGGGCAATGACTCCACCAAACTTCTTGACATCGAACTCATTATATAGATCTACCAGGGTCTTGTTGATAATATTTGCCACAGCCACATCGACGCCGTCATAGCTGACACCGACCGCTCCAAATACTTTGTCGTCAACAATTTGCCGGATGAAGTTTTCTGCTTCCTTGTTGTTCTCGGCAGGCTTGAACCGGGACTGGAACTTTGGTGTTTCTTCCTTGGGAGAAGATTTCGGTGCTTTCTCCTGCTGCCACTCTTCAAAGCTCATGTCGCCCATCTTCGGGGAACTCCTGATCGTTTCCCGATCATAGCCTTTGACCATTGCCCGAAGAGTGCAACGGCAGTTCCAGATCATGCTTTGCGGTGCGGTTGACTCTCCGGTACAGTCAGCCGGATAATAGATCGTATATCCGTCAGGCGTGTGGAAAGGTTCATCGACCGTGGTGCGCTGCCCGTGCATCATGCGGTGCTCGTGCCTGGTGCGGCTGTCGAGTGTTGCCATCCACTCAATTGTCAGATCGACGCCGAGGTCTCTTGCCCGTCTGAAGGAGTTGTAACGGCCTGCATTTTGCGCGGAGGTTGTCATGGTCCTCGCATACCGGACAGAGGCGTTGTAATCCATCTGCCCGACCTGGCGCAGCCTCTCGGCCACTTTATGCGGGCCTTCTCCCTGCAACACACCCTGAAGCACCGCAGACTGAATCTTCTGCTTGTTCCACTGCATGGCCTTGTTCGCTGCGATCTCTTTGGCCTTTCTTGTAGACGGTCCCGGCATCAGCTGACGTTCGTCTGACAGCAGGTATTCAGCCGTATCGTGGTTGTACAGCGTGAAGCCGGTGTCGATCTTCGCGTCGTGCTCGATCTGATAGGTGGCGAAGTTGGCATTCAGGGCATACACATCGGCCATCTTCTCGCCGGAGATCTTCAAGGCTATATCAGAGGCGTGCTTCAGATCCTCCGCGAGGACATCCTTCATGGCCTCCCAGCGCTTCCCAACCATCATGTGCCGGTAACGCCAGTCTTTGTATTCTTTCTTGGTGATCTTCCCTGCGTCCAGAAGGGCCTTCTGCTTCTCGTCTTCCTCGGTAAACTTATCCATATACTCCCGGAACTTCCGCTGCATGTCGCGCGTTGCAACGGCATATTCATCGGCTATCCGGTTTTCAAGCTTGTTCAGGATCTCATCGGTCAATTCGTGGCCACGGTCAGCCATTATTCACCAGCCCCTTCGTCCTCCTGGCTGCCCTGCGGATTGTTCTGGCCGTTCTCGTTGCCCTGTGCTTCAAGCTCCTTAAGCCGACGTTCGGCCTCTCTCAGTCTGTCGGCATTCTCGGCATCCATGCGCTTGGCAATCTCATCATACATGTCGATGTCGCCATTGATGGCCAGCAGTTTCTTCATGATGTATTCCTCGTCAAAGTAATCGGCCTGCATGATGATGCTCTGGACTTCTTCCTGTTTGTTGATGATCGGGTTTCTCTGGTAGGTTGGATCATCTTCGATCCCGGCCAGTGCAAGGATGCCGTTGATGAACCTTGTGAGCTGAGTCTCGATCTTGTCGCACTTCATATCCAGGCGCGTGTATCCGGCGCGGATCGCCGTTGCGCTCATGTCGCCTGCAGTCAGGCTTTTCGCATCAAACGCCTGAAAATCGTCGTACAGCTGATCCTTCAGCATGTCCACCGTGACCTTTGTTCCCTCGAATGGAGCTTCCAGCGTGTGGGCTTCGGCCTTGGCGCCGGAATCGCCGTCCGCGTGGGTGACGTGCAGCGTCTTCAGCCGCTCCACAAACTTGGCATCGTCCATGTCATCCATGCCGCCGCAGTTGGTCAGTACCCAGTAGATCAGGTTGCCTTCATCCACGTTGTTGACCATGTTGGAAGTGGCAAGGTCCAGTGCGTCGACCGTATTCCTGTGACCTCTCAATGCGCTGCTGTGCTGCTTGTTGCCGTACAGCGGAACAATCGGGAATCCGTCATAGTTCTCACCCTCGGTGATCCGCGTCCCGTCATCCGCAGAGGTGACCTTTACTTTGTACGGCTGCTTCTCTTTGAGGACTTCCATCTTCTTTGCTGACCGCTGGATGTATTCCGTATACCCGTCCAGCTCATAGAGGGTAACACGCACCGGCTTGTTCCGATCCAGCTGCCAGAAGCGGATGCCAATCATCAGAGCGCCGTTTTCCTCTCCGTAGATGGGGACAAACTCTGTGAGCTTGAAAACGTCCAAGTGGTCGTAATTCCAGAAGCCGAAGGACGTTCCGGCAATTCTGGCATATTCCAAGGCATCCATGACTTCCTGATCGAAGTCTTTTCCAAGCTTCTTTTTCGTCTCTGCCTTGCCGAAGCGGACACCGTTGCCGAGAAGATAGGAAAGCTCCTGATCGACCACGAATGTGAAGAAACTGCTGGCGATCTTGTGGTTTGCCGTCCACATATCAATGTGAGCCATGCCCTGAAGGTCATAAAGGATCTTCTCATACTTCATGATCGTGGTGTTCTCGCCGTTGTAATAATCCTGGGCTTCGACCGCTTTGATGTAAGCCTGGGATCTCTTGTGCTCCCCGATAGCCCGCAGGATCAGCTTGATCTTCTCTTGCTCGTCGTTTTCGATCTTCTGGAAATCTTCGTATGTCAGCAAGGCCTTTCACTCCTATCTCAATATCGACTGATATGTGCCGGAATCTTCCTTCCGTCCCCACAGCACCCGGACAATGGACGCTGCGCTGTCCGGCGCGTCATCGTGATCCGCGTTTTCGTTGTATTCGCATATCTGGTTGATGTATTCCGGATCCGTGCCGGCTACAAAAACCACATCCTTCCAGACGGCTTTCAGGTAGGATGTGATCTTGAGGAATTTGTTTGTGTCTTCATGATACCGGATAACCCGCTCGCCCTTGCTGCGCAGCTCTTTCGCGAGGTAGCCTTTATCGCCGTTGTCCTCACAATAGATCTTCCCGGCATTGATGGCCTTGCGGATGGAGATGCATTCATCCTCACAGTCATCCACATGCTTGCGCCAGATGCGTCCCAGGATGTAATACTTTCCGTCTCTCTTCTTGCATGCCGTGAAGGCTGTGCTGTCTTCGCCGCCGTATGCAGCGTCGATGTGGCATATTCCCTGCTCCACCAGAGACGGATCGGCGCCGGTGACGGGATTGTCGAAGATTACATCGTCCGCAGCAATGTGCTTCAGCTCGTAGTTTGCAGCGAATAGGGATGCCGTCAGGCGTTCCCGCAGCGCTGCAAGCTCTTCCTCGCTGATCAGGCCGGTCTGGTAGCAATCGTACTTGATCGGCTCCGGCATCAGCGTGAAGGCGTCTTCTTTGTGCCAGGGCGTTCCGGTATTGAAGATTCTGCCTCCGCGGTTCTTAACGTTCTGAAGCTCCTGATACATCAGCTTCGTGCGCTCCCGCTCGGCTTTGGATGTCCGGTCTTCGATGTTGACGATATCGTCGGTGAAGATAATGTCGAAGTGTTTGCCGGTTAGGGATCCTCCGATACCGATGGAGAACAGCTGTGAAGTGCCTCGCGGATCGTCGGTCAGGTTAGTGGTAATCTCTGTTGCGCTTGCCTTTACCAGGATCAGCGGCTTATCACGTATAGCCAATGCAATCTTCTGCATACACTGAGAAAGAAGGATTTTTTTCACCTGTGCAATGAT